AGATGATCCAGATGAGTTAGCTTTTATTGACAATGATGGAATAATTCATAATGTTGGCTAAAGGCCTAGAGCAATTATGGGAACTACAGAAGTAGGTTTGATTATTTCTGTACAATCTGTTATCTTTGAAATAATGAAGAAAATAAATCCGAGCTTTGTTCAAGGCTTAACTAAAAGTTAAATGAAGAAATTATTCAAGAAATTTTTGAAAATTGGTCATAGAAATGTATGCAAGGACGGAAGTGCATTTGAAGGCAATCAAAAATTAGATATCAGACAATTATTCACTTCGAAAATGAAATAATTCTTTTTAAAAATTATTTAAAATACGATGGTTAAATGGAAAACTCTGCATCCTAATATCTTCATTTGTTAAATGAAAGTTTATATGGATTACTTCTTGTACAGTTTGACTAATTTTTAAAACTTTGCTGTGCTATACATGCCATAAATAAATCAATAACACGATGACTTAATGTAGAGAGCTATTCGTCAATCAGATTTGATAAGAGAAAAAAGGTAAGATATTTTGGTCATACCTTTTGCTGGAGGCACTCCATCTGGGGATCCAACTGGGACAACTCTTTTAAATACAGATTTCAGTGACACTTATTAAGTTGGTTATTTTTGTGAATTGTTTTTGAGATAAGGTTCAATTTTTGAGAAATAGTATAAGAAAGATACTTAGATTCCTGAAAAATTTGTTATTGCATCAAATGGTGATTCTCTTCCTGTTTATTCTGTTGATTTTTGGTTACGACATCCAGTTTGGAGCTAATAATATAAATTGAAATATGGTTATTATTGGATATAAGCTGGTGATGATACTATGGTTCATATCGATGAGAAAAATGCTGAAATTTATATTGATATTGTGACTAAAAGAACTGCGTCGAAAAAATAAAAAGAAATGTGCGTTGGACTTGGTCAAGTTATCAAACATAAATAAATCAAAAATTACAACTGGGATCAAATTGAATTTTGTTCAAAAATATCTTTTTCTAAAGGCACTGTTTAAACTTTCAATCTATATAGAGATCCAAGGAAAACTCTTTACACTAAACAGTATTACATCAAGAAAAACGCAAATATATACAACAATCCTGCATTACATCCATATGCTTTACTACTTGGTTTGAGGTCTTAAAAATTGTCAAAGATTTTGTAAGCTATCATGTAATTTAGGGTTCAAAAATGTTTGCACGATACGAAACAAAGAAAAATTTAAAAATTGACTGTTTAGTAATTTTAATATATTGATGACAAACTTCAATATATTTTCCAAGATTAAGATGATCATGATCATGATCATGATTAGAACTTTTTCTACTAGAACGAAGATTAAATTAATTCTTATCTTGGAATATCTTTAGGCACACTTGTTGACTTGTACATCAAAGATTAAATGACTGTCAAGCCTAAAGATCTAGATCTAGTTTGTGGTTTCAATGCTAAATATATTGCTCTTTTTAGAAACAAGAAACCAAATAACGTCTCATCATGCAACGTGAAAAATGGATTAAAATCCAAATCAATTGATTCTAAGAGATTCGCCACTCAAAGAATCATACATGAGACTTATTATGACTAGATTATTTCAGAAGCACTGAAAAATTGTTCAACTGTCAGACCTGTAACTTTCAACAAAATGGTCTGTGACTCATCAGCTTAGTTCATGCAAGAAACGAGTTCCAACTGCAAGCTATGTTTGGGCTGATTTAATTATTTTA